GATGGTTTGTAAATCGGATAGCAGGCTCACAGCTTTTCCACCTCCTCATCCAGTGCCTTGGTCATGGCATCGATGCATTCCTGCCGGGACGCCGTTTTCGCAGGTTTCAGAAACGGTTTTGCAGGCTGACCGTGCTTGCCGTATTCGATGATGTTGGCCAGCTTGGCATTGCTGCTGCCGTCCGAGCGAGGCTCAGCGAAACCGACCTTGATGTCGTGGTTCCCGTCCCGGTTCAGCTTGGAGGGAGAAAGGCCGATCGCGCCTTCCAGTTCGCCCGTGGTGCGGGATTTGAACTTTGTCCCTCTGCCGATGACGGAGGAAAGATTGCTCTTGACCTTCTTCAGCACCACCTCGCCACCGGCCTGCAGGACGGTATCCGCCACGCTGTCAAAGTTGCTGCCGAGCCTGGATATCTTCAGGAGAAAATCCTCCGGCATTTTCATTTCAGCTTTTGCCAATGGTAGGTTCACTCCTTTTCGCTAAAACCTCGATGTACATCCCACGACCTTTGACATTTTCAACAGAGATGATATTAAATCGCTCTCCGTCACAAATGAGAAAATGATTGGTAGTGATTGTCAGCTCAGGAATACACCGAAAGCGGAACAGGTCGGTCGCTTCGCTGAATGCAGCGAGATTCGCCCAACGCTGACTGCCGTGCCGGCCTTCCCGGTACACACGGACGGAAGCGAGGACTTCATTCTCGGAATGGGTGAAGCCCTCGCTGTCCTTGACTTGGTGGGTTTCCACGATGTCGGCGAAGCCGTTCATCTTTCCGAAACTCATATCTGCCACCGCCTATCCAAGCGTAGCAGCAGATTGACCGTGTTCCACACCTGCTGTGCCGCTCCGGTGTTATCCGCAAAGAAGCCGCCCGTGCTGCCGTCCCGGCTTTCATAGAAGTGGGACGACAGCATAATGACGGCTTGCTCTGTGGTGGCTGGCATGGGATTCTCTTTGTAATAGCCCTCCGGGATGTGCTGGTAGCTTTCGGCGTAAGAAACAGCGGCGGTGATGTAGCCTTTCAGCAGCTCATCATCCGCCGTGTGTTCCAGGATAAGGTTGGCTTTCACTTTGGAAAGAAGCTCGTCCATCACCGCCGCCTCCTCTCATTAACTGCCGGAAGAAGCGGAGCCTTTCTGCTGCAGTACCTTGATGGCTTCGGGCAGAATGAGCTTGCCGTCCAGGCGCTTGGATGCGATGAAACCGATCTGACCGGTCTCCGCAAAGCGCTCGTTCAGACGCTTGAAGGTAATACCCAGGCGGTCGCCGATCCAGTAGTAGTTGAAGTCGCCGAAAGCAACGGTCTTCTGACCGGCCGCCAGCTCCGGCGCATAGGGAGAGGTGTAGATACGCTTGCCGAGCAGCGTATCAAAACCGCCCTCATGCAGAGCGGGCTGCCACAGATACTGTCCGTTGGAGTCCTTTAGCTTGCGGATGTTCTTCATGGTGGAGTCATTCAGAAGCCACACGGCATTCTTGCGATAGGCACTGTTCAGAGAGTAGAACAGGTCGATCAGCTCGTCGGCGGTGATGGCGGTCGCCGAACCGGCCGTGACGCCAAGCTGACCGCCGCCAGTGGCATTGAAAATGCCCGTGGGCTTGCCGCTGCCGTCGCCGGTGAGGAACGCCTCTTCCTCCTTGTTGCCGATACGGCGGGCAAACTCGGTGCGGAAGTAGGCTTCCAGGTCAAAGGCAGAGTCGTTCAGAAGCTCCTCGGACACCTTGATCATGGTAGCGACCTTGTGTGCGCCGATGAGCTGCTGACCGAAAGCATCGTCGCCTTCGGGAATGGTGCCTTCCTCATCGACCCAGGCGGCAGTGCCCTTGGTGGCAACGATGGGGATCTTGTGGCTGCCGGACGCAGTGGTAATGACATGAGCCAGGCTCCTGACCACATTCTCGGCTTCGAGGGACTGCACCAGCGTCTGCTCGAATTCATCGGGGACGAGGTAGCCGCCCTCACTGTCCACGCCTTCCTGCAGAGCGTTGCGGATCTCTGCGGTCAGCATACCACCCTTGGTACGGGCCTGCGCCCAGAACGCCTTCTTATAGGTATCGGAGGCACGACCGGTCTTGGTGTCCACCTTTGCCGTATCGGGCTTCTGCGTGATGGGGGTATTGACCGGAGTGTTCAGCTCACGCTCGAAAGCGTCCAGACGCTCCTGGCGCTCGATCTCGCGGCCGAGGTCGACGATCTCCTGTTCCATCTTCTCATAGGTGGCGGTGTCTTCGACGGAGAGGACGCCTTTATCGCTTCTGTGGGAGTCGAGAAATGCCTTCGTCTGCTCCCAGGTCTTTGCACGCTGTGCGCGCAGTTCGTTGATCTTACTCATTGTTTGTATCCTCCTTAAGGTTTGATAAGTGCGAGTCTCTTTTCGAGCTCGGAGATGGGTGTGCCTGCACTTTTCGCAGGTTTGGACGGGGTGTGGTGGCTCTTGACCTTGGACATGAGCGAGTTGGTGACGGCTCTGCGGCTGAACACGAAGCTGTCCTTCGCAGCGCTGCATTCGCCGTCTGCTTTGAACAGCAAATCGTCGGCAAAGCCAAGCTCCACAGCCTTGTTGGCATTCATCCAGGTCTCGGCATCCATGAGGTGGCTGAGCTTGGCGCGGGACAAGCCGGTCTTGATCTCGTAGGCGTTGATGATGCTTTCCTTGACTTCGGAGAGCATATCGATGGCCTTCTGCATCTCCTCGCTGTCACCGATAGCGACCGTCAAGGGGTTGTGGATCATCATGAGCGCCGTGGGCGACATGAGCACCTTCGTGCCTGCCATCGCAATGACGGATGCGGCAGAGGCGGCAATGCCGTCGATCTTGACTGTGACGTCGCCGTGGTAGTCCATCAGCATATTGTAGATTTGGGCGGCTGCCACGCAGTCACCACCGGGCGAGTTGATCCAGACAGTGATATTCCCGGAGCCGGACATCAGCTCATCCTTGAAAAGCTGCGGCGTGACATCATCGTCAAACCAGCTCTCCTCAGCGATCGTGCCGTTTAAGAACAGGGTTCTCTCTTGGATCTGTTCCTGCGTCTCCTCGTTGGTCACTGTCCTGTTTTTCCAATTCCAGAACTTCTTCATCGGATTTTTCCTCCTTTCCGTTATCGGTGTTGATATTTGCAAAAGCACCCGCATTTTTCAGCGGGAGCATATTGCCGTTAATGAGGTACAAATCGCCGCCATCCTCTGCCGGGATACGGTCGAGGTTTTCCAGCTCACGGATGTCGTTGGCGGACATCCAGCCGTTCTGACGGCCGATAGCGTACCCGTTCATGCGGCTCTGATAATCGCCGCGCAGCAGGCCTTCCAGATTGAACTTCACGAAATATACGGCTTTTTCGTCCTTCGACAGGAGCGACCGTTGAATGGATTGCTCCCAGCGGATGACCCAGGGGTCAAGGGTGTATTTCACAAACTCAAGGGACTGCTGCTCGATATTAGAAAAGCTCGACTTTTCCAGGTCGCCCACCATGTGGGGCGGGACTCGGAAAATTCGAGCAATTTCATTGATTTGGAATTTGCGTGTTTCGAGGAACTGTGCCTGCTCCGGCGAAATGCCGATGGGCGTGTATTTCATGCCTTCCTCCAGCACAGCGATTTTGTTCGCATTGCCGCTGCCGCCGAAGGTAGACTGCCAGCTCTCCCGCACACGCTGCGGGTCCTTAATCGTACCGGGGTGTTCTAACACACCGCCCGGAGCGGCACCGTTGGCGAAGAACTTTGCACCGTATTCCTCACAGGCAATCGCCATGCCAATGGCGTTCTTTGCCATAGCGATGGGGCTGTAGCCCACCAAGCCGTCAAAACCCAAACCGGGAATGTGAAGCACTTCGGATGGGTCAAGATAGACCGTTGAGCCTTTCATGGTGGGGGCATCGTCGGACTGGGTAGAATAGAGGTAGTAGAGCTTACCGTTTTTATCCCGGTTGACCTCCATGCGGTTGGGCATAAGCGGGTACAGTGCCACCACTTCGCCCTTGCCGTTTCGGATGATCTGAGCGTAAGCGTTGCCCCAGAGGAGTAGGTGCGTCATGAGCGTTTCCCGGAATACGAAGGAGCTCATTTCCGGGTTCGGCTCATCGTGGAGCAAGCGGTAGAGCGGATGGTTGAGCGCCATTGCCTTGCCGCCGCTGTCCGTGTATTTATAAAGGTGCAGCGGCAGTCCTGCGACAGCTTCCGACAGGATGCGGACACAGGAATACACAGCGGTCATCTGCATTGCCGAGCGCTCCGTCACCGCTTTGCCGGAGGTCGTGCCGCCCATGAAAAAGGCGTAGTTGCTTCCCATCGTGCGGCCTTGAGGCTTGTCCCTGGATTTGAACAGCCCAGAAAAGATACCCATTGACATCACTCTCCTTAAAAATGGGCAAAAGAAAAGCACCTGTCCGTAGACAGATGCTCTCGTTGTGCTGAATTCAGATCGTTTCGGTTTCGCTCAGTTGACGGCTGATATCCCGTCCACCATAAATCACACGCACGGCATAGACCGTGCTTTTGCTTTCGTCCGGGTAATAGAAAATGAGATAGTTTTTGACCGGGAAACAGCGTAATCCTTGATTTTTCCAAGGTTCCTCATCATAAAGCCGATACCGCATGGGCATCTGGTTCAAAGAGAGGATCTCTTTTGTAATATGCCGTACCAGGGTCACAGCGACCTTCGGTTCCTGCAACTCATAGGTGATATAGTCCAGAATATCTCGAAGGTCTTGTTTTGCCTGGTCGGTGAACTCTACTTCCCAGTTCATACGCCGTAGTCTCTTTTCAGTTCATCCATGACGCTTTGTGCAGAATGGGTGCGACCAGCACGGATATCTGCCATGCCTTTCTCAAGCTCTGCATCCTTCTGCTCCTTCGTCAAAGACCCAAAAGCCACCGGTTTGCGCTCCGGCAGTTTCATTTCAAACGGAATGCCGCGCTGCAGAACGATCTGCCGCAGAAACATACTGACCGCATTGGACATGGGGATACCCAGTTGATCAAGTACCTGTTCGGCCTGTTCTTTGATTTCAGGCTCTACACGCGCGAATACATTAGAAGTTCTTGCCATAACTCATCGCCTCCTTGCGAATATAGTATACCACTTTTGCTTGCGATATGCAAGCGATTCGCAAGAAGTTTACAAATTCAGATAAACAGCAGGCCCCTTGTGTCGTATACGCTCTCTACATTCTCATTGCCGCAGCGAATAGCGCGGTCGAGTGCCATAATGGTCGCCACGGCACCGTCGATTTTCTCTGTGGATTTCTCTTTATCCGGCTTGATGTTTCCGGCAGGGTCGGTGCGGATGAAGATGTTGTCCATCATCCAGCGGAGGACGGGGTGTCCGCCGTGGGCAATGCGCTGTTCCAGCACCAGTTTCATCAGCTCCTTGGTGGGCGGGGACATATCTTTGAAACCCTGTCCAAAGGGAACGACCGTAAAGCCCATGCCCTCAAGGTTCTGGACCATCTGCACGGCTCCCCAGCGGTCAAAGGCGATCTCACGAATGTTGAAGCGTTCGCCCAGGCTTTCGATGAACTTCTCGATGTAGCCGTAATGAACAACATTACCCTCGGTGGTTTGGAGGTATCCCTGACGCTCCCATACATCGTATGGCACATGGTCACGCCGGACTCGAAGGTCGAGGTTGTCCTCCGGTATCCAGAAGTACGGCAGGATGATGTATTTGTCGTTCTCGTCCTCCGGCGGGAACACCAGAACGAACGCCGTAATATCCGTAGTGGAGGACAGATCCAGACCGCCGTAGCAGACGCGGCCTTCCAGATCGTCCTCGCAGACAGCGAACTCGCATTTGTCCCACTTGTCCATGGGCATCCAGCGCACCGCCTGTTTCACCCACTGGTTAAGTCTCAGCTGCCGGAAGGAGTTCTCCTCGCCGGGGTTCTGCTTGGCAGACTCGCAGGCGTCCTTCACCTTGTCGATGCCGACCGTGATGCCGAGGGAGGGATTGGCCTTCTTCCAGACCTTCGGGTCCGTCCAATCATCTGATTCTTCCGCACCGTAGATAACGGGATAGAAGGTATGGTCGATTTTGCGACCCTCAATGATATCTTTTGCTTTCTGATGTATCTCATAGCAGATGGACTTCGTATCATTGCCGGCCGTGGTGATGAGGAAATACAGCGGCTGCATACGAGCGTCGCCGGAGCCTTTGGTCATGACATCAAAGAGTTTGCGGTTCGGCTGCGTGTGCAGTTCATCGAATACCACACCGTGAGTGTTGAAGCCGTGCTTGTTGCCGACATCGGCAGAGAGCACCTGGTAGATACTGCCCGTTGGCTGATAAATGAGCCGCTTCTGGGAATCCAGTATCTTGACCCGCTTAGAAAGTGCAGGACACATCCGCACCATGTCAGCCGCCACATTGAAAACGATGGAAGCCTGCTGTCGGTCGGCAGCGCAGCCGTAGACCTCGGCTCGTTCTTCTCCGTCACCACAGGTAAGCAGAAGCGCCACGGCAGCGGCAAGCTCGGACTTGCCTTGCTTTTTTGGAATTTCAATGTATGCTGTATTGAACTGTCGATAGCCGTTGGGCTTGAGGACACCGAAAATGTCCCGGATGATCTGCTCCTGCCAGTCGATGAGCTCGAAAGGCTTTCTCGCCCAGGTGCCTTTGGTGTGGCAGAGGCTCTCGATGAACATCACGGCATAATCCGCTGCGTCCACATCGTAGTGGGAGGTTTTCTCCATGAACCTTGTCGGCTTGTAGTTTTTCAGCTTTCGCAATTTCTCACCCCTTCCGGCAGAGCAATAAAAATAGCCGCCACCGAAATCGGTGCGACCTTCCGTACAACGAGCAGCAGCCCCTTTCGGAGCCGTTGCTTTGAAATTTCGGTTTTTTACCAGTTCTCGCTGTGGAGCAGAAGCTCCAGCGCAAGCTGCGTGTTCTCATCGGCGGGCTCAATGTCCCAGCCTCTGTCGTAGTTGCAGACGATTTTGCCGTCCCGCTTGAGCATGAGCTTGGAAATGCGTCCGCCGTCGATACCCCACTCGGAGCCTTTGTCGTACTGCTTCATCCAGTAGTGAAAAACCTCACCGTTAACTCTGATGCTGCTTTCTTTCCACATAACCGTGTACCTCCGTTTGTTTTGTTGTGAGTGTATATTACCGTCATGTCCGGGATATATCCAGTCATTTCGGAGGCATATAGTACACGATCATTCGGAGTAAAAACTGTGTATATTACAGCGTTATTCCGGCTGGCGGCAGCGGTGAATGGAGGCGATGATCTGCTCCTGCTCATCCGGTTTTACGCCGATGGAATCGAGCGCCTCCCGTGTGCCACAATCCGGGCAGATGAGGGTTTCGTTGTCGAGTCTTGAAAGAGCCGGATGCTCCCGGTAAGCTTGCCCGCACCTGGGACAGACCGATATTCGGATGATTTTATTTTCCCTCATGATGTTCCTCCCCACATTTGAGATAAGCGTCTATCAGCACAAGCCGGTCAAAGCCAAAATCGTCGTAGCCCTGGATGCAGGTCTGCATATAAGGAATGGACGGAATGCCGATGGGCCTGTCCTCATGCATGATGTACACGAATACCCGTCGCTTACGGATTTTGCCCGTGCGGATACCCTTGATTGGTAGGGTCAACTCCTTCTTGTAATAGAAGTTCGGGAAGCCCTCGTAACGGTCCAGGGCTTTTTCATCCTCTGCGGTGACTTCCCATACAGCAACAGGAACTGAGACGCCGGACTTCTTTTCCACCGTAAGGTAAGAGCCTGTTTTGCTGCCCTTGAAAAGCAGTTCGTAATCCTTGAGAACCGATGTGCCGATGATCCGTGCCGACGGGCAGCGCATCCGCATCTGACGGACATTGAGGTTGCTGCCGTAAGCGATGTAATAGCGTTTTTCCATAAAAAATACTCCTTTCCGAAGTTGCCTTCTACCACCGAAAGCCCGCCATCAGCGGGTTCGGGGGCCTCTGGGCTGCGTCCTTCAAGCGGCTGCTCTGCCGCTGCGGAAGGCTGCATCCCCATCCAGGCGCTTCGTGAGGAGCTCTCTTGCGGTCTTGAACTCGTCGCCAATAAAGCCGAGGCGAAGGAGCCAAGTGCGCATTGCGTATTTGGGGTTCTCGTTCTGCTGGGGCTTGGGGCTTGCGGTTCTGACCGTCTTTGCCATCTGGCTCAGGGCGAGGCACAGCTGAATGTAACTCTTGAGTTGCCCAGCGTGGAGTCCGTTCTGCTTGCCGTCTGCCGGAGCATCGAACTGGAAGAGCCGGAACTCGACCGTTCCCTTGGTGAAGGTGGCGTGGAGGTTCAGCATATGGTAGCGGCTGTCGTTGTAGTGCTGGCTTCTGCCGTAGTCGGCGTTCTGGCTACCGTACCAAATATCAGCCAAGGCTGCCATGGTGGTGGGTTTTCTGTTGTTCAGCCGTTCCAGGAATCTGGGGTCAACCGTGCGGCAGTAGCGGCTGATGCGGCCTCTGTCGAGGTTCAGTGCGCTTGCCAGGAGGTCTTCGTGGCTTGCCATGATGTTTGCGAGGTTTCGGAGTGTTTGGGGCGTGTGCCCCTTGGCGCCGATGTGGATGTGAACACCGCAGCCTCTTGTGGCATCACTTTTTGCTCCGGCTTTGCGGAGGCGGCGAACCAGCTCCTGCAAGGTCTCCATGTCAACGTAGGTGAGGATCGGCGTGACCATCTCGCATTTCTCGCTGTCCGGGCCCGCGATGCTGACGTCCTTCTGGAATTTCCACTCGCGTCCGCTCTCATCCCAAGCCGACCAAGTGCAGTAGCCGTTGCGGCAAGCGGTGTTCTCGTACCGCCCGGTACCGAAGAAGGTGGCTGCCAGCCTTGCGGCCTTCTCTCTGGTGATGCTGTTCATTTCGACCTCGACCCCGATGGTCTGCTTCTTCATTTCGGCTACCTGGTTTTCTGTTCTCTGGCTCATGTTTGTGACCTCCGTTTTGGTTTGTTTTCCCTTTCGGTAGTCACATATTACCTCTGAAAGCACACTATATCCAGCTATATCTGAGCTATAAACTACACGATCTTGTGGCCAGCAAACTGTGTATATTACAGCAGTTTACGGCAAACATCCTCCCCGTAAGCCACGCTCAGACCGCAGCCGTTATCCCACGCAACCATGATGCTGCCGATGTCATCCACACCTCGCACGGTGCCTTTCGTGCCGACAGGCGGTGCCTGTGGGTCATCCATCTGAACAAGCTCCACACGGGTGCCGACCGGGTATTCCTTACGGATACGCTCGACCGTCTCTTTACTCGGAAATCTCATGCTGCGCACCTCCGTTCCTGAATGCCGAGGAGCCGGACAGGTTCTTCAGCAGGATTTTTCGAGCGGTCTTGTATTCCGCACCGATAAAGCCGAGCCGCAGGAGAAAGCAGCGGAATGCATATTTCTCATTGTCGGTCGGCTTTTCTGTTGCGTTGATCCGTTTCTGATTTCGTGCCATTTCGCACAGCTTGCAGATAAAGGTGTCGTAGGCTTTCATCTCGTCCGGGGTGGGCGTCGCTGGAAACCAAGGGAAGGAAACCTTCGCATCCGTGATCTCCAGCGGCAGGTCGCTCACGCCGAGGGCTTTCTTGATGAGACTGCCCTTGGCTGTGGTGAGCGCCTTGAGGTTTTCCAGGTTGCTGTCGGTGAACAGGCTCCTCGGCATGGAAACGCAGACGGCGCAAGGCTCGTCCCCATCGTCGGTGTGGCTCTGGTCGATGTCAAAGCCCTCATCGTAGATATGCTCCAGCAATCTTTCAATGACCTCGCTGTCGGCATGGTCGTCAAAGGAAAGACTGCCGTTTCGGTTGATGGTGAAGCAGTCTACCTGGTAGGCGCAGGACGGAACCCCCAGGTACTTGGCTTCACAGCCGAGCCACTGTGCGATGGTCTGTACCAGCCGCTTGCGTTCCGCACCCTGGGCATTAATTGTAATCGTCATTTAAGTGACCTCCTTGATTTTTGGTAGTCACATATTACCGTCATGCTCGGCATATATCCAGTTATATCTTCACATTTCCGGTGTAGATTATATCGGCGCATTATCGCCGCCGGACTGTGCATACCACACGATCCCGCAGAGCACGAACCATACGCACGGGAGTGCCACGCCGTTGCCCCACATCTTATATTCCGCACTGTCGGAATACGGATCTTTCAGCCACTTGGCGACCTGCTTGTCGGATTTCATTTTGCAGCCGGTCACTTCGGAATAGGTCTTGAACACCTTGTGCCAGAAGTACAACTCTTCATCGGACGGTTTTTCCGTGCCGAGGTCAGCGCACCAGTTGTCCGGGAAGCCTTGGAGCCTGGCACACTCGGTGGGTGTCAAACGGCGGACGGTGTATCCGCTTTGGATAGCACCCGGCCCTTTTGCCACCAGTGTCGGCTGAAGCTCCTTTTCAAAGGTCGGAGCGAACTTGGCGTTCTGCCCCTGGTTGAAGGTATCTCTGCCGATGCCGTAGCAGACAGCGGTGGGGTCTTTGTAGTCCCGTGCGAGGACGGTCGGCGCTTTTTCCTTGGAAACCTGGGTGAAGCTGCCCGTGGTCATGGCATAAACGGCATGGCGGTCAACGGTATTTAAGGTGAAGCTGACATCCTCGTTGATGCCGTCGCCCTGGGGACCGTTCTTGTCCTCACGGCCGATCATGGAGCCTTGCAGCACAAAGGTCTGCTGTTTCGTCCCTGCGTTGGCGCACACCACAGCGGAGCAGTCGCCCAGGTCACGAACTTCATCACGCTGATTTTGCGTGAAAGCAACAACGGCAATGCCGCCCTGATTGCAGGAGGGGTTGCCGCCGTTGCCGTCAAGCGTCCGTGCGGTTTCCGCTTCGTAGATCCCGCTGTGGGGATTATCCGACTTCATGGCATTGGAATCCTTGGAGGAGATCCCGAAGGGCTGAAGGATGCAGGTAAAATTGTCCTTGTCCGGCATACGCTGATTTCCTCCGGCATTCTGCTTGGTGAGGGTCGGAGAAACCTGCCCGCCGTCCCAGCCGCAAGGCTCGAACAGCGTCTGGTCGTTGTTGCAGGACAGAGTCGCGGATTTGTTTTCCTGGATGAGCGCACCCTTGCCGCCGCCTTCGCAGCCGGAGCGGATCTTCATCACAAGCGGTACATTGTTGCCGCCCGTACCCATGCGTGAGGTCAGCGTCTGCACATTGCCGTCCTCGGAAAGTTTGACTCTGCTGTCGGTCGGATGGTTTTCCAGTGCGACCGCCGCAGGAACGACCCCAGCACGGAGCGTGGGAGAGCATTCTTCCTCATAGCCGATGGTGCGGCTTTTTGCGGAATGCTCGGTGCAAAATCCTGCCGACTCCATCACGCATGGCGGATGATGTGCTTCTGCTCGGAGTGTGGAGGTAACCTCCTCTGTGACATCCATGCGGTTGCCGCCCTGGTCGTTCAAAACAATACCATTCCGACCGGTACTCATTCCGCAGTTCACGCCGAGGGTGGCGGAAGTGTCGTCCGTCAGACTGCCGTTGTATCCATCGAAGCCTGTCGCTCCAGGGCAAGGCGTAAAACTTCCGGCAGCTCTTTGCCACGAGCGGAAGCCCTCCGCAGAATACCCAGACAAGCCTTCTGACTCAAATAGTATTTTTCCGGCACTTCCGCCTGCAAGATCTGCGACAAGGTAGATGCGGCGTCTTCGCTGGGGAACTCCCCAGTATTGTGCGTCAAGAGTTCGGTACGCAACGCTCCATCCGTCTCCCAGATAAAGGTCGGCGTAGGGCCATCGTGCTTTTTCAGGCATAGGCACCTGGGCGTTCGGCTCTGCGATGCCGATGACCGCTTCGAGGACGGCTTTGAAGTCCTCGCCCTTGTTCGAGGAGAAGGCTCCGGGGACATTCTCCCATACGATGTATCTTGGATATCTGCCATCGGTGGCACACCTCATTTCTTTGATGATTCGGACGGCTTCATAGAAAAGGCTGGAACGGGAACCATCCAGACCGTCCCTTCGGCCTGCCACGCTCATGTCCTGGCACGGTGAGCCGAAGGTAATGATGTCCACGGGTTCGATCCTGCCGCCGTCCATAGCGGAGATGTTTCCGTAGTGCTTCATTAAAGGCAGACGCTTGGTGGTCACCCGAATGGGAAACGGCTCAATTTCCGAAGCCCACACGGGAGTGATTCCGGCAAGCAGCCCACCCAAAGGAAAGCCCCCGGAGCCGTCAAACAGGCTTCCGAGGGTCAAAGGCTTTTCAGTTTTCATCTGGATGCCTCCAATCGTTCTCTCAGCGCAGTGTAGAACGCTCTGCTTCGGATAGACTTTCCGGCAGCCGTCCACTCGCGCTCCAGCAAAAAACGAACCTCCAAATCCTCCACGCTGTAGTCGGCACGGAAGTTTCGCCAGGTTCGTTTATCCCATGTTTTCAGTTGCTCCCAAAGCCCTGGAAAGTGCTGATGCAGTTCCCGCAGCTCCGTCAACGATTGCAGCGGACAGCACCAGCAGGACACGCGCTTGAAATGCTCATACAGGCCATCCCAATCATATCCACGCTCATAGCAGTACCGCAGGCAGTCACGCTCCGTCCAGCCCCAATCTACCAACGGGTGTCGGTGGTTGGGATTCTGATTGTTCGCTCGTTCCAGGCGATATTGCTCATCGGCGGCAATGCCGACATATTCAATGACCTCATACTGTTTCCGCAGTTCCCTCAGAAAACGCTCTCGCGGCATCGCCTTGAGCCGTGTGGTACACCACCGCTGCCGAGGGCCAGGCCATCCGTAGCCATTCAATTGCACTCCGTACTGCCGGACGACAGGCGAATCTGCACTACGCCGTACCGGAACATCAAACATGAGTTCCTCATAGGTATGCTCGGCTCTGACGCTGGTAATTTTCCGACCGATGTCCTTTTCAACCTTTGCGATATGATCATACATAGCAGGAAATTCAAGCCCTGTATCACAGAAAAGAATGCAGTCAATTTTCATGTCGCGCTCCAGCATCCCAAGAAGCATGGCGGTTGAGTCCTTGCCGCCGGAAAAGGAAACAAGGTGATATTGCTCTTTCACGCTCACACCTCCGGTGCGGTATTTGCCACCTCAGTGAAGGGCAGTGCTTTCCCATCCCGCAGAACGCTGACCTTTTCATCCGAGCCGACCTGCTCGATGTACCGTTTTACGATGACGTCGCAGAACTTCTCATCCAGTTCGATGGTATAGCAGATGCGGTCGGTCTGCTCACAGGCAATGAGCGTAGAACCGGAGCCGCCGAAGGGGTCGAGCACCACGGAGTTTGCCATAGAACTGTTCTGAATGGGATAGGCAAGCAGCGGAATCGGCTTCATGGTAGGATGGTCGCCGTTTTTCTTGGGCTTGTCGAACTCCCAGATGGTGGACTCTTTGCGCCCGGTGTACCACTGGTGCTTGCCTTTCTTCTTCCAGCCGTAAAGGCACGGCTCGTGCTGCCACTGGTACGGGGAGCGTCCCAGCACGAGGGACTGCTTCTTCCAGATACAGCAGCCGGAGAGATAGAACCCAGCAGCGTCAAACGCTTTTCGGAAGTTCAGCCCCTCAGTGTCGGCGTGGAACACATAGATGGAGGCATCGTCCGCCATGACCTTCTCCATATTGGAAAAGGCATCGAAGAGGAAGTCGAAAAACTTCTCCGATGCCATGTTGTCGTTCTTGATTTTCCCGGCGCTGCCCTCGTAGTTCACATTGTAGGGCGGGTCGGTGATGACGAGGTTTGCTTTGCGGCCGTCCATGAGAGCGGTGTAGGTTTCCCCCTTGGTACTGTCGCCGCAGATGAGCCGATGCCGCCCCAGCGTCCAGATGTCGCCGGGCTTCGTGAAGGTAGGCTTTTGCAGCTCGGCATCCACATCGAAATCGTCCTCTTTGGCTTCGATTCCATCGTCAAACAGCTTTGACAGCTCTTTTTCGTCAAAACCTGTGAGGAGCGGGTCGAAGTCTGCCGCCTGCAGAGACTCAATCTCCACACGCAGGAGTTCTTCATCCCAGCCCGCATCCATCGCCATGCGGTTGTCGGCAATGATGTAGGCTTTCTTCTGGGCTTCGGTGAGGTGGTCGGCAAAGACGCACGGCACCTCGGTGATGCCTTCCTCCTTGGCGGCAAGAATACGACCGTGACCGGCAATAACGCCATAGTCACGGTCGATGATAACGGGATTGATGAAGCCGAACTCACGGAGCGAGGAGCGGAGTTTGTTGATCTGCTCCGGTGAGTGGGTTCGGGCATTGTTCACATAGGGAACGAGTTTCACAATGGGGACGAGTTTCATTTCGGTCGTTGTTTTCATCAAACCAGCCCCCATTCCGCAAACTTCTCAAAGCCGCCGACCGAGCGGATATAGTTTCGAGCAATCTCCACGATTTTCTCATACGGTCTGCCGTCTACGGTGTCATCACCAATGGCACAGCAGAGCGTTACGGGCTTGCCGGTTTCCTGGGCTTTGAGAAAAGCATAGATGTTGACAGACACATCTGCCTTGGATAGATCCTTACCGTGCAGACCACCTCCTGTCACGGAGTCGGCCATATCCGAGCCGAGTTTGCGGTTGGTAGCGCCGGTGTCCACATCGGTGCCGCCCGTCCAATCGCCGAGCGGGTTGATTTCCGCATTGGGATACAGCTTTCGGAGCGCATCCGAAGGCGCATTGCTCTGACAGAGAATGAGCCGGTTGCCGTCCAGAATGTACTTCCCATCATAGGGATACACGGCGAAAATGTCCCGCGCGATCTGCGACAGCGTTTTCTGTTCCTCGGTCACGGGCATTCCCTTGAAGATGCCGTTATCGCCGCAGCGGACACCGTCTGCCTGGTTGTCGGCGAGGTGACCGTCCTGCGGCACTTCCACATAGTCCACGGTGAGATTTCCGGCAATGCGGTGAACGGCAGCGGTGACACCCGCCTTGTCCAGAGAAACAGAAGTTTCCGCAATGATGTGGCACACACCGTGGCCGATGAGGACTTCAATAGCGATGCGGGGATTTTCTGCTTTCTTGTATGCCAGGTCAACGAGCGCACCGGCAATTCTGTCTGCCACCTTATCCGGGTGGCAGGGATTTACTTTTTCAAACATGGTGTTACCCCTTTCTCGCACGGAGCAGGCGTTCCATAAGGTCGTCCTGCGGCGTTGACTCGCCGTATTCCGTGCTGCAGTTTTCTTTCACGATCTGGAAAATCTCATTCCAGAGCCGAACCGCCTGGTTCATGTAGTTGATGCCGATGTTGATAAACGGAGACGGGATCGGCTTTCCTGTGGTGGGGTGCTTGGAGAGGAAACCCATGCGGTTGGTCATTTCCTCGCACTGCACCCAACGGGCGGAACACATGGCGTAGCGCTCCAAAAGCTGCGGCGACACCTTTGCGGCGCAGCCGATACCTTTGAGCCATTGCCAGGTTTCCGTGTAGATTTCCTGCGCCTGCAGGACGCTGCCGTCCCGCTGCTCGGCGGAAAGAAAATCATGGGGCTTCGGCATAGCAACACCCTCGACTTCGGGAATATCCAGCACTTCAAGTTTTCTGCCGCCGGGATTCCCGTTTTCGGCTTTCTCCTTGACTGCGGATTTCTTCCTTCCCGCACCGGGTCTTGCACCGCCGCGCCCGCCTGTGTTATTTGATTTTGTGGGCATCCGAGTTCACCTCCCTTAATTACCCTTTTGATTTTGCCTTTTTCGCACACGTGACCCCGGGCCGTTGCCCGACCGAAAAGGTCCCGGAGATTTTCATCCCCCTACCGGTCGCCGAGGTCGTGGTGGATCTTGGTGTGGCAGGACTGACAGAGACTCATGAGGTTGTCTCTTGCGTGAGTGCCACCCTTGGAAACAGGCAGGATGTGGTGAACTTCCTGTACCGGGGTCAGCCGACCTTCCTTAAGGCACATCTCACAGAGGGGATGCTCCGCCGCATAGCGGTCACGGATGCGTTTCCACGCTCTGCCGTACTTTTTATTGATGTCTGCGCTGCGCTCGTATTTGTCGTACTTTCGACGTTCTTCCACACGGTGCTGTTCACAAAACTGTCCTTCACAAAGATTGGGGCAGCTGGGGTGGGAGCATGGTCTGAGTGGTCGCTTGGGCATTGTTTCACCTCCTTCGGGCATAAGAAAAGCCCCACGGGATTGCTTCCATGAGGCCGTCCTTGATTCTTTTTCGCTATTGTAATGATACTACATTTAGGATGGGAACTCTACGGAACTATCGTGTACACTTTTTGCTTTCAGAATATCTGCCACCACATCCAAGGCGCGGTCGTGCAGTTTCTGTATCCATTTCCCGCTGTAGTGCATATCCACAGCAATCTGCTCCCAGGTGTGGAAGCACAGATACCGCTTCTCCAAAAGGATCTGGTACTCGGTGTTGTCTACAGACTTAATGACCTCTACGATCTCACGCTTCAGATCCACAAGCCGGTCGATGTCCCTGTTGATTTCTCCCTGCAAGTCAATGATTTTGCACACGGCATCCACCATCGTGGAGCCGCCGCGATTGGGATTTCTCGGCATACCTGTCAATGTGGCGGTGCATTTGGTGGCAAGTTCATTCAGTGATGCGACCTGGGCGATTTTTGCGTCAATGCGCTGGTCAAGGTGGTGCGCCTGCGAGAGATACTCTTTTGCTGTCATGCCGCTACCTCCTTATGCACCATGCGGCGAACACCCGTCATAAGATATTCTCCGTCCAGGTCGGTAAGCGTTCCGTACCAGCCGGAACGGAAGAAACGCTCCAATGCATTCACCTCGGCTGCGAAATCCTCGTTATCCGGGAAGCGGTAATGCTGCTTGAGTGCTTTTTTGTAGTCTTTTACGGCCAATTCTACAATGGCGTTGGCTAATGCCTGATAGGGGTTCATATTCGTACCTCCGATGTTTTAAGATCCTCGGATTGGCACGGATTGTCGTTATTTGTCGAACTGTTGTCTCAGATTTTCAGATTTGCCTTGACTGCAGCTATCAAGGCCGACTGTGTTTTATCTTTGGCTTTCAGCGCACGCAGAATCTGGTCATCAATGGTGTCATCCACTATAATGTGCTGCACCACCACAGTTTTGGAGGTCTGACCTTGCCGCCACAGGCGGGCTATCGTCTGCTGGTATAGTTCAAGTGACCATGTCAGCCCGAACCATACGATGGTGCTGCCGCCGCTTTGGAGATTCAGACCGTGTCCGGCAGAGGCGGGGTGGATCAGTGCTACGGGGATCTCGCCGTTGTTCCACCCGCGGATGCTGTCGGAAGTATCAAGGCGGGAAAACGGAATGTGCCGCTCATGAAGCCGTTTCATAATCCGCTCCAAATCATGCTTGAACCAGTACGCCACCAGAAGAGGTTTGCCGTTGGCAGCTTCGATGATGTCCTCCAGTGCATCCAGCTTGCGGTCATGGATAAGGACTGTATTTCCGGCATTGTCATAAATTGCGCCGTTCGCCATCTGGGACAGCTTGCCGGAAAGCGCAGCGGCGTTTGCGGCACTGATCTCTCCGTCGGGCAGGTCCAGTATGAACTGCTTTTTCATTTCCTCATAGGCATCCCACTCGTCCTGACTTAGATACACCCGGTATTCGCTGGAGATCAGCTTCGGCATTGTCAAGTGGTCGGTTGATTTCATGGAAATCGTGATGTCCGATATTTTGCGGTATATTTCCTGCTCCGCTCCCGGCTTGGGGCGATAGCTGTACACGATCTGCCCGTTCATGGTGTCCGGCACGAAATATTCCTGTCGGTAATGCGTAATAAATCTGCCGAGGCGTTTACCAAGATCGATAACCTTGAACTCCGCCCACAGATCCATCAGACCGTTGGAAGCGGGTGTGCCGGTCAGCCCGACAACTCGCTTGATTCTGGGACGCACCTGCATCAGAGCCTTGAATCGTTTGGACTGGTGATTTTTGAAAGAAGAAAGCTCATCAATGACCACCATGTCGAAGTGAAAGGGCATCCCGCTCTTTTCTATGAGCCACTGTATGTTTTCCCGGTTGATGATGTAAATATCGGCTTTGCGCATCAATGCGGCTTTGCGTTCCGCTTCACTGCCGACCACCACCGAATAATTAAGGCTGTGGAGATGATCCCACTTTTGCAGTTCCGCACTCCAGGTATCACGAGCCACTCGCAGCGGCGCAATCACCAGCACCCGGTGTACCTCAAAGCTGTCAAACAGCAGGTCACCTATGGCAGTAAGGGTGATGCTCGTTTTGCCGAGACCCATATCAAGCAGTACCGCAGCGAAGGGGTGCGTCTTGATGTAGTTGATGGCGTATTTCTGATATTCATGCGGTTCGTATTTCATCCAGCATCCCTCCGATCTGCTCCGGGTCATCAAGGACATACACCTTGAAATCCAGCCGCCGCAGCAAGCCGTGTCTGGCGGCCTGCAGCGGCCTCGGTTTCTTGCCCGACGCCTTGACCTCCACAAAGCCGATCTTGCCTTCCGGCAGAAGCACGATGCGGTCGGGCATTCCGTCAAAGCCGGGACTGACCATTTTCGGTGCAATGCCACCTGCGCTTTTTACAGCTTTTATCAATTTCTGTTCTATCGTTTTTTCTCTCATAGTGATCCTCCATCAGGAATTAGGTGGGTGGTGACAGTCGATGACAGTTATTTCAGTAACTTCTCTTAGGACTTGTTTTTTAAGGCTATAAGAGAAGTTTCTGTAGAGAGTGTCATCGACCGTCACCCTATGCTCAATCCAAGAAATCCGACTTAAGCTGCAGGCCGAAAAGCATCCGTGCGGATTTGCTTCTTTTCCGCTCAAAACCGGCGCATTCCAGAGCAGTGTAGAAATCTGTCGTACTGCGAACATAGTCGCCCACCTGCGCACAATAACTGCGGTATGCGTTGTAGACATCGCCGGATTTCGCGGAGAAAGCGTTGCCAACCTCGCAGCATTCGTCCAGAAACTGCGAGAGCCAGTCGTTGTTGTCTTTATATTTTTTGATGGCTTCCTCCACCACGGCAGGCTTGATGATATGATAGTCGTTGTCGATCACACGCTTTGCACCGACCATGATCCATTTCAGGATTGCGCCGCCGGCCTTGTCGAACAGGAAATCGGCATAATTCTTGACGTCGGATTTTCCCTCGATCCTGGCATTGAAAGGAATCACGATCAGCCGCCGCCAGGTACCGGCATCGATTGCGCCGACCTTCGGCAGATGGTTGGTATAGAGGACCAGCGTGTGGCTTGGCACGTAGCTGAAGGGGTCTTTGTACTTCTTCTCGGCGTAGATTTCGTCCGTAGAGCACAGCTGTTTCACATTGGAAGTGCTCAGCCGCATACCTTCCTCCAGTTCTGCTGCGATAATCAGCCGCTTGCCCTTAGCCTCGGCCAGTTCCGGCTTCACATTTCGCTTGCAACCCACGGTCAGCGTATCAGCGGACATATTTCCGCTGTAGGTGCCAAGCACACGGGAGAGTGTGTTCCAGAAGGTGGATTTACCGTTTCGACCTTCGCCGTAAGCAATAATCAAGGCTTCGACACACACTTTTCCGATGGCGGACAAGCCTGCAATCTCCTGCACATAGCGAATCAGATCCGCATCGCCGCAGAAGAATGTTTCCAAGGCGTCCTGCCAGATATCCATGCCTTCATCGGCCGGGTCAACGGTGGTTTGCTTGGTGATGAAATCCGTCGCTGTATGTTCCCGTGCGGATACAAGCCCCAGACGGAGGTCGTAAGTAGAGGTCGGGGTATTCAGCAGAAACTCATCCGAATCCAACTGCCGCTGGTCGATCTCCAGCATGGGGTGCGACTCTTTTAATGCAGCGGAGATGTATTTGGAGTCACGGCGCTTGATGGCGTAGTTGCGGTAGGTCGTGGCATTCTCATATTTCTGAAAAGACCGCGCCTGTTCCGAATTAAAGGCCGCGGCTGCTTTCTTGGGACCCATCGATGCCAGCAGTTCCCAAGCGCCGTTTTTCATCATCTCATCGGTGGTTTTTCTGATTTCGGTCTCCGCCTCCTCAAGCTGGCGGGTCGTCAATTCCTGCGCCACCGCCTGTGCCCTGGGTTTGGATTCTTCCCAGAAGCCGCCGTTGTATACGAGAAAATCGGTGGACGGCGTATAGCGGAGCTTCGCCTCGTATTCCCTTGAAAGAACGGTGGCCTGTCCCACATCGGAATAGTCGGTCGGCTTCAACTTAAGCTCCTGATTATACTGCTCCGGCGGAATGTAGCCGCCTTGTGCGGAGATTTTTCCGTAGAACCGCTGTGCGCTGCGCCAGATACTGTCCAGTTCCGACTGTTCCAAGGGCGGCTGACAGCAGGCGGCGACCACTGTAAAGTGCTTGCGCGCCTCATCAGTATTTCCGAAGCGTTTCAGAATGCGCCCGGCATAGTGCGACATGGTGGCGTTGCGGCTTCCTTCGGGAATAATGATGCCGCCGTAGCTGCCGGAGTCCATATTTGCATCGAAATCATCATCAGCAAGGAAAGTTGTCAGCATCATCGGCCCGTCAAAGACGTCGACCTGCGGAGCTTTCGTGCCGAAGAAGAATCTGGCGGCATCAAGCGCTTTGGTGTCAAAATACGGAAAGAGGGTGTTGACCAGCTTTTTCAAATCGCTGTACTGCGCCGCATCCGTCAGCCGATCAATGGGGAACAGCACATGGAATTTAGGCCGCGCTTCCTTGCCATTTTTCGCCTTCATGTGGTTGCGGCTGTAGTGAACCGCAAATGCCACGCCGGGAAATGCGGCGGCAACATCGGAGGGATAGACCCATTCCCCCGGATCATCACTGTGGTCGTTGTCGCAGTCGACCGGGAGACAATCCGCTCCGAGGAAATTGTCATTATTGCGGTAGTTGCCTCGGTATTCGGCGCATACATAATCGTAAGACACGGCCTGCAGCAGCGTATTCTTATCGGTCACCTCGACCTTATGCGGGTAGATGCAATTCTCCGGCATCCCCAAGCGGTCGGCGCGGTACAGTGTGAATTTCATCGTGATACCTCCTTGCAGGTCTCGCTGAAATAGCGAATCCGATAGCCCTTCCATGTGGCTCTTTTGATTTCTGCCTCCATGCCTTCGGAGATGTGATCGCCGAAAACCCATATTTCCGCACATTTACTGAGGATGGCATTGCCGAAGAACAGCCCCAGCTCACGCTCCTTTGGCTTGTTGTCGTCAAGGAACTGCGGGAAAAGCAGGTGCGGTGCAATGGGGATATATCCGGCTTCCACCGCAAAGCGGCTGTAGCGTCTTGCGGCGGCAGTGTTGTTTTCGACATCTCCGGCATACGGACTGCAGATATACACGATGGGTCT